TAGCGTGTTCTAAATAGCTAATACCTCCTATACCTACTGCTCCTAGTCCTGCTCCTACTAGCATAGCTTTAGGATTTTGAAGAACTACTGCTGATGGAGCAGCTAAAGCTGCTCCTACTACCCCTCCCGCTACTGCTAATTGTCCAATAAACCTTAAAGCTCTACGTTTACGATAATATTTATACCCAGTTCTTTGTTGACCTATTTCACTAAGAGGAACTTGACCATCTGCACTTGGCAGGTTATTAATGACTTTTCTTTTTCTTTTCTTTTTATCCTTAGAGCCACGTTTTCTATTAAATTCAATATTATTAATAGAACCCATAAAAGTAATATCTCTCATATTTTTAATTAAATAAGAGTAACTTTAGAAGTGAAATAGCCCTCATCAATAGTAACTTCAGCAGTATCAGGAAATACGGCTTTAGTAACGAAATATACTGAAGAATCTAGATTTGGGTCTAATCTAGTTTGTAATTGTTCTTTTTCTACTAAACCTTTAAAGATAATCTTAGAAGGTTCAGTAACAATAGGAGATAGACCTATAAGAGTTCCGTAATTACCTACTGAGAAATTAGTAGTAGAAGTGTTAGTAAATACTATAAAATTAACAGATACTCCAACTCCTAAGAGAGAGGGATTATCTATAGATTCTAAACTAACTCCTAAAGGTAAATCATCATTTCTAGGAACAATAGAGCCTGACAGTTTATTATCTTTCCATTCTCGATATGTATTAACTTTAATAGACATAGAATTCTCCGTTATCAGTAAATTTAGAAATATTTCGAGTAGTATTAGCGGATATAATCATTTCATAGTTAAGCTTATGAGTTTTATTTGGAAATTCTAAAAGCTTAGAAGCATAGAAGTTAGGAATATCACTTCCATTAACGTATAAGATAGCCTGTATTTTATTGACTTCTACTATAGGAAATATAAAACTATCAGTATTATATTGTTGAAGTATTAAGTCTGTTAATTGGTGATATATCTTAAACGTCAATCCAATATTATTAATAGTGATAGGAGTAGATGAAGTTATATCTACTATTACTGGGATAGTATCTCTTATAGAATGTTTAGATTCCTTAAGATATATCTGAGGTTTTTCTTTATAACTATCTCTAACTACTTGGAGAGTTGTGACTTTATGTTGTATTATCATAAAAAAATAAGTATAGCTCTCTAGTAAAACTATACCTAGTATTATCTTTTGTACTAGAGATATTTTTAAGAGAACATGAAATTGAATTCTTCCCAGTTTTTACCAGGAGAAGGCTTAACTTTAGTAGTTAGGTCAGCTAAATCAGTGTAAGGTCTATTAGTAATTAGCTGAGTAGCAATCTTCTCCCCAATTCCTTTAAGAACTTTTAATTGGTCTAAAGACATAGAATTAATGTCTAGCTTATCAATAACCTCTACTTTACTAGGATCATAAAACTTAGGAGTAAGAGTAGTGACATCCTTCCCAGTTAAATAATGTGTTTCATCTGGAGTATTAGTTTGTTTATGAATAACTGCTTGTGTATCTTCTACTACTATTACGTTTAAAGGATTAATAAACTCTTTAGGAATTTCACCTTCCATATAAAAAGCTTGACGAGCAAAAATCATATTACCCTCTTTAGTAACAAGATTTTTCAGCAAAGTGTATTTTTTCATTACTTAACCTGTTGAGAATATAATTGCTTAGGATTCATTACGATAGGGAGAAAAGTTGCAGTTGCCATTGATACATCTTGCTTAGGATGTTTATTTTGCTCATAAGTAGATACATAAATACCTGATCTAGGCTCAATAGGAACATCACCACCTCCAACAATAGTAGGAACAGATTCAAGAGTAGGGCCAATTGCACTAATCCCCATATCTTCTTTAAGGAATACAAAACGATTATTATTCAAGAAGTTAACTTCTACAATTGAACCATCAGCTAATTGTTCTTGATACTTTTCTTCAAATACTTCCACATCTGGTAAGTCTCTCATAGTTAGTAGTTTTCTTCCCATATCAGGAGATACTAGACCTAGTTCAACAGTAGACATCTGCCTAGCTGCATCACGAGTGCTTCTTTGTTGTAAGAAATCTTTCCATAACTTACGACTCATTACAATTTTATCTGGCATATAACCATTAGTATCGTAGTAAGTATCACAGGCATCAGAGAGATTTTGAAGAGCCTGAGCATTTACATAATCACTCCACTTATTTAAAGTAGGATCTGTAGTATTACCAGTTTGAGTAAGAGGGGCAGGAAAATGATTATAGTTAACTCCAACCTTCTTAAAATCAAGAGATAGAGGAATACCTGTAATTGGGTCAGTCATATCTACTGCACCAGTTTGAGCCACTTGCCATTTCAAGTGATCCATTCTATCAGTAATACCTCTTAAAAGATCATTAACTTGACCAAATAGAATAGTAGCTAAATCTGAACTTGAACCAGGAGTAACAGTACCATCAGGGTTATAAACTTTTTGAACTTTAATACCTTTAGTGATAGCTAAGTTCTGTGCTTCCATCATTTTCCACTGAGTTTCTTCATCATATAGACGTTTAGTACCTAGCTTGAATAACGTAGCAGCCATTCGTTCAACTCCACCAAAACTTACCAATGGAATTTCAGCACCATAAGCAACAATAGATGCAGCAGGGGCGACTCTCTTAGTTAGTAAACCAACAAAATCTCTCCCATCAAACATCTGAGTAGGAAAATATTTATCAATCAATTTACCTCTTTTAAGTAGTTGATGTTCAGTTTCATCCACCATAGCCATAATCTGCTTGGCGACGAACCTCTCAGAAAAAAAACTTGCAACGTATGCCATATATTTTTTTATTATTTATCTTTTATTATTTATTATTAAGACCACACTTCTCTAATATGAAGTCTAGGACATTCATAAGTAAGAGAGTTATCCCAGTGAGGTAAGTGAAGTTTATATACTTTAGCCTCATCAATTACTCCAATAGTATTACCAGTAATCCCACCAGAAGTATAATCTACTGAGTGAGGGAAAATACCTAACACTTCGTCTTGTGAAACTCCTACTACTGAGCCAACAGGAAGAGTACCAGCAACGTTAGCTCCTAAGATAAGTTCTTCAGTTACTGAATCAATAGCTTGAAGAGTCCCAATAGGAGTAGTAGTAAGAACAGTAGTAGTTACAGTAGTGCCGAGACTTCCACTAGGAGTAAAAGTTACAGGTTTAATACTTACTGGGGAATAAAAATAAATATTTGCCCCCATAGAAATAAGTTCTAATGTACTACTAATATCAGGTAGAGAGTTAAAATACTTAGCAATCATAGTAGCTGCTTCAGTCGTATTAGCTGCTCCTACAGGAGTGTATTTAAACGTTCTCGTCTCATTGATAGTAATACCTGCTTCTGCAACCCCAGTAACTGCTAGAACTGCTACTGGTTGAGTAATTTGAAGTACATCCCCTTGAACAAAGACATATGGATTCTTCACTTTAAATCGACTTCCGCTAGAAGCAGTAGTAACTCTTGAACGAGGGAGAAACCGATGAACTCCATTCTTTTTAGAAACAAAGTGACCTCCTTCTAAAGCTTTTCTACCTTCTTTATTAGGGGAAATAGATATACCAGTCATTGCAACATGGTAAGGAACTCTGACATTTCTTGGGAAAGCAATAATAGCTTTTTCTGAGTTAGTTGACCCGTATCTTGCAAACATAATTTATTTTTAGTATTTTTTGAACAACAAACGATTTTCAATCATCTTTTCTACTTGAAGTTTTGCTAATTCTTCTTCCTCACTATTAACTGAAAACTCAGCTTCATTAATATAAGAACCAAAGTTAATTCTAGGATCTCCACATTTTTCAGCAGCTTTAAGAGCAAATTGAATAGCATAAAGTTGAGTAGAAAGGTCTACATTATTAGATTCTGCGGTTTGAGAGAATGCAGCTACTCTATCCTCATCTCGGTTGAAGTAGCCAATCAGTAAGTCGTATTGAGCTTTAGATAGCCAACGTTCATCAATCCCTTGACGAGCATAGTCAGAGATAGTAGAAAGACGTTCTTTAAGTTCATTACTTAGCTCAAAGTCAGCCATCTTAGATTCTAACTCTTGAACACGAGGATCGATATAAGAGTAAACAGCTTCAGCGTCTACTTCATCACTTTCTTCCTCATAGTCCTCATAATCATCATCCTCGTCATCTTCGTAATCAGCTTCTTCCAGTTCTTCTTCTGTAGTATCCCCACGATCCAAAGCTCCCATCATTTGAAGACCAAGAGCAGAGTCTATATCTGTGGCAGTTTCCTCAAACATTCCACTTAAGATATCAATGAAGTCAGGAGTAGCTTCAAGTTGACCAGTCAAGAACCCTTCTAAGTCATCTTCATCAATTCCAGTAGAATCCATAATGTCATAAAAAGCCTCATCTCGATCTTCATAGTGATCATCAATTAGATCTATAACTGCTGGAACTAAATATGCGCTTGCCGTACTAAAATTTGCGTAGTTATTATTCATAGAATATTCTTCTGTATCATCTTCATTATAGTTTTCTAAATCTTCTAGAGTTAGTCCTCTAAGTTCTGCTAATGCTTCTTCTAGTTCTGCTAAAGTTTGAGTCTTAAGAGAAATAAATTCTTCTTCATCTATTTCTTGAGATTCGTAAGCTTGTTCTAAAGATTCAATAGTATCACTGTAAAGTTCGGTGTACTCTCTTTCAAGTTGTTTAATTGTAGTCATTACTTTACCTTTTTAAGTAGTCCATAAGCTCCACCAGCCCCAAGTCCTGCTAAAATAGCTGCTCTTTGTACTGTCGTACCTTTTTTACTAGGATTCTTTTTTAATTTTCCTTTATAAAGAACAGGAACTTTTACATCTGGTTCTCCAGCTAAATAGCTTGCACCATAACCTAAAGCAGATCCAGCACCAGCCCCACGAGCTAAATTTAATAGTTTTGGTTTAATCATAGCTTCCACGTTTCTTACCTTTATCTGAGCGGGTCTTACGGTAGACACCATATCCAACCGCACCTAAAGCACCAGCAGCAGCTAGACCTACTCCTAATTTATTTCTCATAGCAAAACGCCCGGTTGCTTTAAGACCTTGTTTACCAGCATAAACTGCATCTCTACCAAATTGTTTAGCTCCAGCAATTGAGGATTTAGCTCTTACTCCGGCATTCCCCTGTGTTCTAAAAGTGTCTCTAAGTCCTTGCTTTATTCCAGCAGCAGTAGACCTGCCATTTCTGTACGACCCAGGCTCTCTTAACTCAGGCCTAGCGAAAGTATCTTTTAATGCTCTAGAAACTTTTTTAGCAGCTTTACGTGTACGTTTTTTAGGGGCAGCCTCTCTAATAGCTAAAGCACCTCCGCCGGCTCGTACCCCTCGCTGACCAGGATCTCTAATAGCTAAAGTAGAGGTTTCCGAAGCAATTCTTCTATCTCTAGCAGCTTTTCTAAGAGCCCTCCCTTCAGCACTAAAATTAGCGTAATCGTATCCGTCATTGCCGTAGTCAGAATTCATAAATTTCATAATTGTTATTTTTTATATTATAGTTTTATACTTTAGGTTTTAGGTTTGGTCTAGGAATTCCAGGATTCCTAGGTCTTGGCAGTGGTTTTGGATTAGTGCTTCCTCTACCGAATTTATTAACTTGATTCATTTGTTTATTTATTTGATCATTGCTTAGTCCAGGAGCTAACGTTCTCATTCCTGCCCCTCCAGTAATAGATCTACTAACTTGAGTAAGCCCTCTACCAATACTAGCAAACTTACCTCTAGTAGCGTTTCCTATTTTACTAGCAAACTTACTTCCTATTTGACCTAGAGATTGACCAGTTAGATTTCTATTACGAAGCTGTTTAAATGCTCCAGTAATAGCTTGACGATAACCGAATTCTGCTGTGTAGCCTTGTCCAGTATAGAACATTACTATATCACTAGGAGAGTTGAATTTACCTCTAGCAGGTGGTCTAGTTGGAGGTTGAGATTGAGACTGTTGCTGAGGAGGATATTGTTGTTGGTCATCAGTCATACCTCTTAAAAACATATCTCCTAATCTACTACTCAAATCATCAATAGCAGATTGAATAATTTCAGAAGGATCTTGAATCCCCATTGAACTCATCTCTTCTTCATCAACTTCATTAGCATCTTCAATCACTTCAAGAAAAGCGTCAAATACTTTCTGAGCCTCTTCTCGTTGTTGCTCCGTTGTTTGAGCAGCATTTAAAGCTTCATCAATAGATAGAGCATAATTACTTTCACTATATCCTTTAGCTACTAATAAATTTTTATTTTTTACTTTTTTCATGTTAGGAATTGATTTATTTCCATGATAGCTAAATAAAGTAGCATTTGGTATTGCAGGAAGAGCAACTAAGGATAATTCTTTAATAGAGAAAGAATCTAAATCTATTCCAGCACTTACTGTTTTAGCTAATCCTCTTTTCATTCTATCAATAATTTCAGGAGTTTTAATAACTACATCTTTTACGAATACTCCAACTCTTCCTAATAAATGTTTTAGCTTAGGATTACCTTTAGTATATACTTCATCAATAATTCTAGCTTCTACTGGGGACTCAATAAACCCTACTACATTATTAACATCTTTTTTATGTTCAGTTAATACTGGAATACCCACCTCTGACATATCAAAATGTTTATTAGTATTAGCAACTAACCTGTAAATTTTATCAGGAGAGAAGTCATGAGATACTTTTCTACTATCAATGTGAGGACTGTTCTCTAGTGTTGAGTAAAATATTAAACCTTCTTTAGTTAACGAATTTGGGTCACTATTCTCTACTTCTTGTAATGGAGTAGGAAGAGTATTAAAATGTATAATCGTCATATCTAATTTATATCACCTATTTTTATGTTAGTATATTTTTAGAGTTTAGTAATTCCTATAGGGAATAATGGATTATTTAAGTATTAACAAAAGATTTGGAAATAAATTGAAAGAGTATAGATGTAGTAACAATATATCTCAATTTGCACTAGGTAAGTTACTTTCATATACTCAAGCAGAAATCTCCAAAATAGAAAATGGGAAAAGAGATATTACTATTAGTAAATTTGCTTATATTAATAGTCTACTTAATTTAATAGAGTTTAATCTATAGCTAAGAAATTTTTTAATAAATCTAAATTCTTTTTAGACGCAAGAGTTTCTCCATTCATATAAGCTTCTAAAGAGTGAGCTACTAATCTTTGTTGATTTTTTGGTAAATCTACGTCTCCATAATATCCTGTTAGGTCAGCTTCTTTAAGAGCTTTATTATATCTTATTTTTTCAAAAGCAGGGGTATACCCGTTACCTACATAAGTAGTATTTCTATTTAGTGAAGGCAATGATCCCATAGATTTATCTGCTAGTATTTTAAGTTTATTAGTATATAGGTCATCACTATTCATAATACGACTTGAAGGAACTATGTCATCTACTAAACCAAAATCAGGACTTCCCATAGAGAATACCTTCATTAGTTTAGGTGGTACTCCAGCAGCTTTTAAAATATGAGGAACATCTCTACTTTGAAAACCTCCGGCACTATGAGTAATTAATTTAATCGGTTTAGTAGGGTTTAAAGTATGCCATTTAAATATTTCTTTAGACATTAAAACTGAGTCCATATTATATCCATCTGCTACTGCTTTTCTAGTAGCATCAACAGCAGAAGTGTAAAGTTGAAACTCATGATCTCCTGACACTTGATAATTGTGAGTTAAAGGTATTAACTCATGTTGGTCTTTTAATTTAGTCTTTTTTAGAGTTTTTTTAGTAAGTACCATTAACCCTGCTCCACCAGAACTACCTTTAGAACTTAGTGGACCAATAAAGAAATCCATAGAATCTTTATCTCCTATATTACGAGGTGCTACATAATATTTTTCAGGAGCTTTCATATCTCTTGGAATCTTGTTTGCTTTTATCTGTTGACCAAATTTAACTAAATTACGATTATATCTGAGCTTAACTACAGCAGCCCCAGCCAAACCAACTCCTAAGACTCCTCCCAATGTAACTAAACTACCTACAGCTACTTTTTTAGCTAACTCTTTATTCTCATCATTTAGTAATTGCTTACGTTGAAAAGATTGAACAAATTTACCTTTTCTAACATAACCTTGAACCCTAACATCTTTCTTACTTTTCTTAGAGGGTTGAACTTTCCCTGCAAAAGTGATAAACCTATAATCTTTCATTTATTTATGTATTAAATACTATATCTTTTATATTGGGCAATTTAGAGATTTTTTTAAGTACGTCTCTATTTATAATAATATCATTAGAATAATTATCAGAAAATTTGATTGTATTA